AGATACACCACCGATGAGATAGACTTACCGGACTGTCGACACGCAAGAACGATCGAGAATCGATTCTCATTAAAGTGCGAGAACATATCCTTCTGATACGGATACATATCAAACGGAACGAGACCACCGTCAAGTGAGATGACCTTGATGTAATTTTTTGCGAAGTAGACCGGATCCTTTAAGCACTTAGCATACTCGTTGATCTCGTCCTGTGTCCACTCCTGCTCGACGCCATCACGTTTGATGTTTGCGTTACCAAGATACGAAAGATTCGATTGATTTTGAAGCTTCTGCTCAGACATATTAGTCCTCGCTGTCGTCTTCGTTATCGTCTTGGTCTATTGTTTTCTCGTTCATACGATCGTGCAACATGCGTTGCAGTTCGGTGGTCGAACCAACATACACATTATTCTGTGTCATAGAGTTCGGTAGCTGCGGATTATCCGTCAAACGAACTTCTTTCTTTTTCTTCTGTAACTCCATAAGTCGATCGGCAATCTCGGCGTTCTGCTTAAGCATATTCGACAACACTTCGAATGCACGTGGATGTTCGGACTCTCTCGCAAGATCCAACATCAGGTCGATTGCTTCGTCACCCTTCTCGGTAAGATTATAGTATCGAGACCGAGCATAATCGTAATCGTCTTGTACTTCATTCTCGTCACTCATTATAGTGCATTCCATATTGAATTAAGATCAGTGATCGTAAAGTTCGCGCCGGATGTCTGACCGGTCACGGTTTCTCCTGTCTCAAACAGACCGTCTGGCACAGAGACGAGTAATGAACCGGATCTCTCTTCGGTTATGACTGCGGTCGTTCCGGACGTTGTTCCGATGACCGACTCGGACTCCATAAACGGGCCGTTCGTGACATTGTTAAAGAACAATTCGATCTGTTCTGGTGTTCGCGAGTCAAAGGATACATTGATCGTAAAATTTTCGTCCTCGTTTGCGTCGCTTGGAGATATTGTTACGACTTGTGATGCATACGGCAGACCCGAAGAAGTCATATCGTAGTCCGATAGGTTAGTCTGCGTCTGACGAATGATCGATCCAGACTCCGACAAGGGACCGTAATATTTGATGCGCGTATCGAAATTCAGTGTATATACCAATGATCGACGAGACTCGAAGTCACCTTCGTAGTCGTCGTTAAGATTGACACTTGTCAAAACAAACGGCATGTCCGACTGAAAGTTGTTGTCGACTTCGTTCACCGTCACCGAGTATTCGGGTTGAAAAAATGGCAGAATCTGTTCAAGTATCTGCAGTGCATCGTCCGTATGTTTGGACATGACACTAAGTTCGAACGACAGACGATACGTCGACGGATAGAACATCGTTTTTCTTGATGTCGATGATGTTCCCGAAACGTTCAGTTTTGTTCCGCGTGTCAGTCGTGTCGACTCGTCGTACTCCAGTCCTGTGATCTCAAAAGACATACGCGGTAACTTGATCGCCAGTCTTGGCTCATTTAGATTTTGTTCCTGACGAATACGTGCAAGAAACTTTTCTCGTGGCCCATAAGAAAGAGGAACCTTGATTTGTTGCAGCGCATTACCTGACCCGTCGCGTTTCACAACCGTCAGATTATTGAACAACGTACCAAAGACCGAAACGGCTCGACGAGTGTGTTCGTTATAGAAATGATTACCAAACATACCTAATCATTTACCCTTGGATCGCCGAACGGATTCTCCTGACTAAAGTCAAGAATCGAATCCGCGTCGATCTCATACTGTGTATTGTCTGCAAACTTATCGTTGTTTATGTACTCATTTGCAGTATCCGCAAGGTCGTATTCCTTGAGCACTTCCCAACCGGTATCCGAATCGTCGTCGATTCTGAATATATTACCGAAAGACGGGTCAAACGAACGCACCTCTCCGTCCGTAGAAGAGACACCGACCAACGAGAGATCGCCTTCATTGTCTTGTCCGGAGTCTGCCTCTTGCGTTGTAACAAAGTCAGCGACCTCGCCTTCAACTCTGATTTCTTCGGTGTCAGAATCACTGGCCTGAACGATTTGATATACCTCAATTCCTGGCGTGAAACCTGTCGATCCACCGCTGACCGACAGAACGATTCGAGATCCATGAGTGCGTTCGAACTGATCGACGTTACTAAATCCAGTATCGAGTTGTTCGGAACCAGATTCGTACAACTCACATCGCAACTCAAAGATCGGAAGATCGCTCAGTCGATAAAACGGTTTTTCATGTTCAACGAACTTGATTTCAAATAAAGAGTTGGCGAGTGGGAGATACACCAGATCGCCCTCTCTTGGTCGTTCGTCTTCAAGTGAGTTAACGTCAACGTTGACTAACTGTTGAAATCTTCTTCGTGCGACGACGAAGGTGGCCTGATCTCGAATCTCAAGACCAAACTTCGAGAGAAGTGTTCCTTCTCCTTCGAATCCTTCGGTGTTCGCTATGTACATCTCGACCGCATACGCGTCTTTGAATCGAGAGTACTCTTCGTTCAGTATCTCGTCAGTGCTTACTTCGGTGCGAGGTATGTACAGAACGTCTTGTCCGTATATACGAAGACCCTCGATGATAAGATCCTCGTAAAGAAACTGTTCGGACTGAACCGATGGCGAAAAGAATACATTCGTAGGCATTATCGATTCACCTACTATCCGATATGAAAGTCGATCGGAAATTCGTACTTCAGTTGCATTTCTTCTTCAATTTGACGTATCTCCTCGGTAGCCTCATCAAACAACTGCTGACCATTGAGAGTGACACCACCCGGTAGTTCCATACCCTCGAACTTTTTCAGATTGATGCCCCACTGACGTTTGAGTAGTGCGGTCAGATAACGTTTCAGAAAGAGATCGTTATAGACGCTGGTGTTCTGATCAGGATCAACGATACGATATGCCTCGACGACGATGTACTCACCGACACTCAGATAACGATCGAGTTCAACGTTCAGATACAACTTGTTTTGATGTCGTGCGAACTCAACTTGGGGTGTACCATTGATCATCAAGTCGACGGTATTGATATATTTCTGAACTTGTACGTAGTTCGCAAGATTGCCTGAGAATCCAAGGTTGTACATGTCGTTCAGTGACATCTGATAACGTGCATCGAACATGTTGACCGATGAGTTGTCGAAGGTAAACGGTAGAACACGCACGACCGTCAGAATCTGATCCGGAATCGGAATGAACTCGTTGTCGACATCGGCTTGAGTTAACTCGTGCTTAAAGAAGTCACGATAGATCGCATCGGAGTGATACTCCTGATAGAACTGAAGTGCTTCGTCGACTCGGTCCTCGATCTGATCTTCATCGACGTTGATCTCGATAACCGGAGCCCCAAGGTTACGAAGGCAGTAATCGATCAAAGACTGTCTTGAGTTTGGTGTCATAGATTTTACCTACGATTTAATACAACGTGTCTAAATGTATTTATACATAATATAAATAGTCGGTAACAAAGCGCAGGAGGTTAAGATGGAAAAAACATATGAAGTAAAGGCAAAAACAACAACAACTCAACCACATGGTGACATTTATGGTGAAGAGGCCAATAAAATTCTATTAAATTATTATGATTCTGACAAGGTTGTTCTCTCCTCGGAAACACATGTAAATGATTATGAAACAATATACGTACACGTTTTTGATGACAAAGAAACTTTTGAATCTTTGAAAACAGACCTAGAAAGTCTGGGTGATTATGTTGTTAGTGGCGCAAAAATTGAAATCTTAGAAGAAAAATATATTAATTAATAATATAAGAGGTTATGAAATGGAATATCTTGTACAACAGTGGAATGAAAAAAATCTTGAACCATTGGTAAACAATGATGTTGATTTAATTGTTGTAAAAAATACGCCAGCTTCTCAGTTGAAAATATTCAAATTCTTGGAACATTACTATGAAATCGCGCCGCAAGATCCGATGGATAAAATATGTCTTGATATAACGTTATCGGGCGTACATCACCAATTATACGGAAACACAAACCTTGAATGGCATATCGATAAGGGTTATACACAATACCCTGTAAATGTTACTGGTTTATATGGTTTAGAAATTGAGGGTGATGTAGGAAGAACACTTTACGTTGATAATCGTATCGAGTGTCCTGTTGAAAATAAAATGATTACGGTCGATATGGAAAGATTCACATCCGATCAAAGATACGGATATCGATTCAGATCAGAGGCCGAAAGACGTTGGTTTCGTATGAAACATCGTAACGTATGGCATACGTTGATTCAAGAAGATAACAGAAGTGAATACGTTTACTATTGCGAGGCTTATACAGAATTGCCTCAAGAAGAAAAGGATCTGATAGAAAATAAACTATATGATCCTTCAAGAATATTTTATCATGAGTGGGAAAAAGGTGACTTTGTTATAGCTAACAACTTGACAACAAATCATAAAAGAGAAGAAACAAATTCTGGTCAAAGACATCTTTGGAAAATTGAAGGATATTATAGATAATCATTCATAGTCTCTAATCGCACCAACTAAATGAGTTCTTTTTAGATCAGCGGTGCAATTTATAGCTGTATGATAATTTGTAGTATCGATAAGATAAGGATGTCCGTCTGCGGGTATGTGAATCATTTTTTCGTTTTCGATTAAGAAACAATGAGGGTGAGTCTCTAGAGCCAAGTGAATTCTTGGAGACAGATCTTTATGCCAACTATAACAAGACCGAGGATTTATTTTCATAACTCGTGTACGAACTAAGTCTTGTTCTTTAATGAATCTATACAATTCCCAAGATTCCGGTACGTTGATGTGATCAAAGTCTTTTTCCGTAAGTCCTAATTCATTTGCTTTTGAAATACGTCCAGTTCCTGTTTCCCAACTTCCGTCTGGTGATTGCAGCGATATTTGTTTTGTATCTTCCTTGATGCCCAAACTTTCAATCTCAAGAATTATTTTTTCGATGTCATAAGTTTTAGAAATTTTCTTCATTTGTTATTTCTCGTCAATTCTTCTAAACCTTTCTCCGGTATAACCTATCATTTGAAGTCCGTTTTGAGAAAGATCACGTGTTACGTAATACGGACCATCAATGTCCCATTGATATTTTGAGTAATTGTTATGTCCGTTAATTATTCGTTTTAACACTCGAGTGGCTTTTAGATTTATTGAAAAAAATATACAACCATAAGATAGGTTAGAACAAAAATTAGTTTGTTGGTCCAACATTTCAGACGTTTCAGGTTTGAATTGTCCATCATAGTTAAAAGGATATAGACCATTCTGCGGTTCGATAAGTGCATATCTATCAAGAACTCTCACTGAATCAAGATAAACATCTCTATCTAAAACACGAGAGGTCGATACTGGGTTGCCTTCTGTATCATAACGTATCGTGGTAGCTAAAACGGGTTCAGATAATTTTTTAGAAACGTAATTTTCAGATCTTTTACCCTCTTTTTTAGTTACCACTCTGTAAATATAATCAATATCTCTCTTTACATCTTTTGGAACATTTACATAAGTGTAATTCATTTATTTTCTATAAGACAAATAAACCAATATGTTGGATCGAAGGGTCCTTGTTTTTTAAGCCGAGGATTGCTATGATGTGTTTCATGATAACCTTCTCCGGCCGTAAAAAGATTAACCCATGCGCTATTGGCCGCTGCGCCGTCCTTATGTAGGTATGCGTTAAACAATCCGAACAAATGAGATGAAAGAATACAAGGTATCGCATACGCAAAGATAAACAACATCGGATCAATCAACAACAGAGAAACTACAAGCAATCCCGCAAGTTTAAAGTAATGATTGTGGAAAAAGAGCAGAACAGGATTATCTATTAGACCTTTAAAAAATCTTTTTTCAATGTTATGTTCAAGCCCCCAAAGGTTGAAATAAATTCTCCAAAATCCGTTATGTTGAGGGCTGCTCGGATCCTTTTCAGTATCTGCATACGCATGGTGCTGACGATGAATAGCTGCTCTTGTAAGATAAGGTCCGGATCCGACAAATAGACTCAATGTATTTGTCATGATTTCAAACCACTTTCCAGCTTTGAAGGTCTTGTGCGAGTAGAAACGATGATACCCCGCGCTGGAAGATGCAATCGTAATAAAGTAATACCATAGAAAACTTAATGCGAACATCCACCATTCACCATATAAAAATGCGGGTATTAACGCCAAATGACACATCGCATGATTAATAATTAGTTTATATGTTGTTTTCATTTTAAATTTCATATAATTTGCTCCTTAAGGGACAATAGTTATTTCTTTAACTCGATGAGGTTGTACGAGAATCCATTCGATGACCTCACAACAATACTCTACCGACATTTTGTTTTTATTTATATGTTGTACACGGGGTGTATCGATATATCCGAATCGCACAACCGTTGTGTCGACACCTGTGTAGAACAACTGATGATTTGCTTTATCGAGTGCAGCCTTTTCGACCGTATAGATATGATATCGTTTTTTTGTATGATCGGGTGAGTTTGAACCAATGTTGATAATTCTTTTATCAAGTTCGGCTGCTTGATACAACAGTTCAACTTGTTCAAATCCGTTATGTTTGCAGTTG